CTCTAACATCATCATACCTCGATCATCGTCGCCTGCATCTGCATAATTGTGCGGAAACGCATTGCCAATATAATGTATGTTTCTATTGTGTTGACGCTTGTGAAAGTGACCAGTAAACACATATTCTTGGTTAACAAAATGGCTACTTTGTACTTGTCCGTGATCCGGCATTTGCACCATAGCATTCATGTAAAAGCTGGGCAATTCTAAATGTCCAAACAAATACTTGCTTTTGATATTGGGAATGTTTTTCCACTCGTCAGCTACCAACCAAGGCATAATAGTGACATCGCCTTCTGTCAACGTTTCCTTAATAGGAACTACATTTGGAAACAGTCGCATAAATTCAACAGAGTTAATCTCACGCTTGTCCTTGTAGAACAAGTCGTGATTGCCTAGAATAAAATAGACTTTTTCAAACGACTGACTTAGTTTTTCTAAGTTGGACACAGTATAGTTCATAGTACTAACATCGGTAGTACTACGATTATGATGCCAATCGCCTAGAAAGATTGCAGTTTCACAACCTTCTTTTTTAGCAGTCTCACAGAACCAAGAAACAAAATCTTCACAATCTTGATTATGTGTACGACTACCAGACTTTAGACCAAAATGAATATCGGTAAAACAGGCTACTTTTTTAAATAGTGACATAGGATCTCCTTAGTTATTATAACAGGTAAACAAGGTGAGATCAATCCCAATCACCGCCGTCCACCGGAGTAGTACTAACCGGACCATAACTAGCCCCACCTTTGCCCGCAGCGTTCTGTCTAGTCCAACTTGGATTCATTCCGTTTATTTCTAAAATGTCATCTCGAATATTTTGATTGCGTTTTTCAATATTGATAATTCTAACAAAACTGTTAGTCACTGCGGCAGTATAATAGGCAAACGGATTATCTGATTTCGATTCGTCAAACTGTAGACCAATTTGTGTCAACTGGAGAATAGCCTGCCCACGCATTTCATCATTGTAAGTATACCCGCGAACGTTTCCTCTTGTGGCATATCGCTCGCAGAGTTTTAAAAACATACGAGCTAGATTGTTAGTCATCTGACCATGTTCTTTGTTAAATGAGCCAGTGTCTAAATCTCCCTTCCAATGACTTTTACCTACACATATAAGATTGTTATTGTCATCAAACTTCCAATGTTGGAACGGAGGAAAGTTCACCTTGTCGTGACTGTCTGCGGTATTTTTCAAAGTCTTTTTGCGACCAGGAGCCAACGGTATGTGATCAAAGGTCATAACCCTAAAAACAACGTCAGTTTTTTTAATAGTTTTGTAGTCAACTTCAAATTCTTTAGCTGGAATTTTCTTTCCGCCTGACTGTGCAATTTCGTGATTTTTTTTACCTATTTTTATTGCTCTGCTACGTTTAGCATCGGCAATTGACCTAATATTAATTTTAGATAAATTTGAAATTATTAGATCATAATCTCCATATGCAGGATCAGTATAGGAACAATAGGTGTTTTTACTTAGATGAATTTCTTTTAGTAAATCCTTATTAGTAAGATACTTGATCTTGGGAGGTTGAGTGGGCATTATTGTCATTGTTATAGAATTCTCCAGTAGTTAATATAATAGCATATTTTGTCAAGAATAAATAGAGTATACAAGGAATAATCATTCAAAATGTCACTATCTATTAACCCTTTGGCAAAATTAGTTTCCAGCGTGTCGTCTCAAGTTAGTGCAGCAGCAGATGCTGCCAGCGGCGCACTAAAAAGTGATAATTTTGCTGCTTTAAAATCTAACCTAGACTCAACTGTTGGTCGTTTAAGCGGCGAAATTGGCAGCGGTTTAAACGGCATGACAGCGTCGGCTAATACTTTTTTGAATGACGCTAAAGGAGCATTAGGACAAGCTACCGGCGCACTTGGCGGTATTACAGGTGCCTTAGGTGGAGTTAGCAGCACTATACAAAGTCTAGCGTCAAACGCTACCGGAGCATTAGGTGGTATTGCAGGCCAGTTAGGTGGCGCAGCAGGATCAATAAGTAATGCTGGCGCAGCAATTGGTGCAAGTTTGAACAAGTTAGGATTATCCAGTGGTGGCCTTGGCGGCATTGCTTCACTAGCTACTTCAGTTTCGTCAGCAGCTGGCATGGTTAATAATTTATTAAGTATGGCAAGAGGAAAAAATCTGCCTAGCGGTGCAGAATTATTTAGTCAGGAAGGGGCCTTTGTAAAATTAGAAACTGGTTCAGCAGAAGACTGGCGTGTAAAATTAAATGCAAATTTTGGTCTGTTTGGTAGTGCATTCAGTCGACTTTCTGCTACAGGCGGTTTTGTTTGGCCCTATCTTCCGTCAATTACTGTATCCTCAAAAGCCAACTATACTCAAATAGATCCAACGCATAACCTACAACCGTTCTATGCTTACAAAAACAGTCAAATAGATGATATCACTATCTCCGGAGAGTTTTCTGTTGAAAGTGAATTAGATGCTGGTTATTGGATTGAAGGCACTACTTTTTTAAAAACAGCCACTAGGATGTTTTATGGTACAGGGCCTAATCAAGGAAACCCTCCAATAATTTGTAATCTATCAGGGTATGGTGCTAGGGTGTTTTCTGGTGTACCGGTTATAGTAAAAAGTTTTACAGTAGATTTTAAAGATGATGTATCTTATATAAAATACACTAAAGGTGGCGCACCTACATGGGTGCCTGCAATGAGCACAATATCTGTGACAGTTTCTCCAATCTATAATCGAACACGATTGAGACAATTTAATCTTACACAATATGCCAACGGAAATATTGTAGCAGGTCAAGGATTCATCTAATATGGCCAAATATCAAAAAGTATCTCCCTATTATAATACTCCACAGAACAATTTGTATCTAGACCTGTTGGCTATTCGACCCGTGCCTGCTGAAGCAGACGACTATCAATATACCATTGAAAATCAATACAAACATAGACCTGATTTATTAGCGTTTGATCTATACGGCAATGCTCAACTTTGGTGGGTATTTGTACAACGTAATATGGAAACAATCAAAGATCCAATATATGATTTTGCTCCCGGAACAGTAATTTACTGTCCAAAGAAATCAAATATAGAAAGATTTATTGGAATTTAATATGCCTGATTTTAGGAATATAGGACAGGCAATCGGTCAAGCTACTAGTGCAATATCTCAAATTGCATCAACATCTAATCTAGCCATTGGCACTGTTAAGAATATCACTAAGTCTATCAGCGACTCGGCAGCTACATTTAATGTGTCTAAAATTGCTGACGTAGTTTCTAATCCTGGATTAACTCCTTTATTAAAAGCATTTGGAGCAATTAAACCTCCAGCAGGCGGCCCGCCATATGATAATGTGCTAGAACAATTTGCATCGTATACTCCTCTATGGACTTTGTGCTGCTTAACACCAAATCAATTTAATGATCCTAGAACCTACAGGGGTTCTCCTGCCGCACTACAGAATATTGTAATTTCGTCTGGTGGACGACAGGATAAACAACGAGTAAACACAGCCTACGGAGCTCCGGAGTATTATATTGACAATGTCACAATGGCTACGTCTCTTGGCGGTACTGCTAATGCTGGAAATACCAACGTCACTGGATTTAAGTTTGAAGTATTCGAACCTTATTCACTAGGTTTATTCCTACAAAGTCTACAAGCGGCAGCTATAAATGCAGGATACCCTACCTATCTAAATGATTGTCCATACCTTCTTAAACTTGAAATAAAGGGATCTAAAGATGACGGGTCTATGTATGCAGGAAAAGATGAATTAACAAAATATTTTACAATTAAGATTACTAAGATTGAATTTAAAGTTGACGAAGCAGGCAGCAGATACAACGTAGAAGCTTCTCCCATGCACCATACTGGATTTAGTGATCTTGTTAATGTGTTTCCTAATGACATGAATGCTACAGGCATGACAGTTAGCGAGGTGTTGATTTCTGGACCTCAGAGTATATGCAGTGAACTTAATAAAATACAATTACAAAGAGTAGCAGATGGGCAGGCAATTTATCCAGACCTTTACGAGGTAGTATTTCCTTTTAACGAAAGTGATAAGGTTGGCTTAGATGGCGGAACTTCTACCGAAGTGTTAAAAGCCATGGCCGACCCTAAGGCTCAAAAAACTCAAAAGATTGACACTGCTAGACGAGAATCACAAGCCGAATCGTTTGGATTTGGAGCCATCGGAAAAGCCAGTATGGGATTTTCAGAAACATCTGGCGGTAATTATAATTTTAAATTGGCAGGGGATGTAGTTGACGAGCAGGGAAATATAGTAAGAGACAACATGACTATTGATCCTAAACAGAGAGCTGTAAATTTTCCTCAAGGTACAAAAATTACAGAAGCCATTGTTCGAGTGCTACTTTCTTCGGAGTATTGTGTTAAAGCGGTTAAAGGAGAAAATATCAAAGACGGCGAAGTTGATTGGTTCAGAATTGATGTGCAAATTCAACTTTTAGATTTTGATTCTAAGCGTAATGTAAGAGCAAAAAAATACATCTATAGAGTTGTACCCTTCAAAGTCAGTGCAGCAGTGTTTTCAAATTCAACTAGTGCTACTGCTGGTGAAGCAAAATTACAACAAATCATAGCTAAACGCTATGACTATTTGTATACAGGCCAGAACAACAATATTTTAAAATTTGATTTACAATTTAATGGACAGTTTTTCACAGCTATTTCTCCAACACCTTTACAAAATAATGATAAAATTGCCAACAAGGATCAACAGAATACCAATGATGAAAAAACTTCTAAGGCAGAAATAAAAGAAGGCGATGCTCCTACTAGTGCGACTTCTGTAAATGGCTCAGCACCAGTGAAGCCGCATCCGTTGTTATCGTTTGCTTCAGCTACTGGAGAGAAGACAGTTGAGCAAATGGTAGCCGATAACTTTAACCAATCGTTTACTAGATCTATGGATATGATAGATGTAAAAATGGATATATTGGGTGATCTTTACTTTTTATCGGACAGCGGAATTAACTCGAATTATCTTGCAGAATATGGACCTAACAGTCAAATAAAAGCAGACGGTGCAATGAATTGGGAAGGCAGTGAAATTTTTATCTATATTACATGGCGTAATCCAGTTGAGCCCAACTTAGGAACTACCGGAAAAGGCGGCCTATACAATTTTCCCAACAGCGGCAAACCTACACCGTTTAGTGGTATCTATAAAGTGAAATCCGTAGAGAATAAATTCTCAGGAGGGGTATTTACACAAACATTAGACTTAGCCCGTCAACCTTTTCAGTCTATTGATTATGAAGGTCAAGTTAAGATTGCTGGAGAAAACAGTGTTATGTACGATACAACAAAAGAAGAGAAACCTAAAACTAGTGTGTTTGATAATGCAGCTGATCAAGAAGATGCAGACCTAGGAGCAGCTATGAGAGCAAATGCCGCCGGCGGTAATTCAACAAGTGCAGCAACAGGTGTAGGCATTCCCGGAGAAGAAGCTGCCGCTGCTGGAACAGGAAGAACTATTAACATTGACCTTAGAGCCGAGCAACAAGAAGCTAGAGTATCAGCTTATCTACAGGCACGTGCCTCTGGTCAAAGCGAAGAACAAGCACAAAACATATCAGCAACTGTTGGTAATAATGTAGGTGCGGCAGCATTAGCCCGCATTAAAATATAATGACAAACATAAAAACAAGTAGTTAACAAGGACATAACATGGCACAAGAAAAACGTTCACCAGAAAGGCCAGGAGGCAAAAAATTACCTGTTGGCATTTTGTTGGCTAAAGTTGTAAGCTACTTAGATCCATCGTTCATGTGCGGATTAGAAGTTACCTTGCTTAGAGAAAACGGAAATGACATTGGAGACACTGGACAATCATATCCGGTAAAGTACGCTAGCCCTTTTTATGGTATTACTGCCTATGAAAACATGGGTCTTAATTTAACTGATTTTCACGATACTCAACAGGCCTATGGCATGTGGTTTCCTACAGTGGAAATAGGAACTACAGTTTTAGTGGCTTTTATCAATGGTGAAGTATCAGAAGGATACTTTATAGGATGTATTCCTAGTAGATTTATGAATCAAATGATGCCGGCAATTAGCGGAGCATCTGAGTTTGCAGCAACGCCTGAACAAAAAAAGAAATACGATACAACACAACCGTTACCTGTAGCGGAAATGAACAGGAAAGCAAACACGCTTGAAAAAGGCACCAATACTGAAAAAATTAAAAAAGCCATACATCCTATTGCTGATAGATTTCTTAAACAGGGCCTCTTAGAAGATGATGTCCGCGGAGTTACTACTTCTAGTAGTAGACGTATGATTCCTAATTCAGTGTTTGGTATCAGCACCCCCGGACCGTTTGACCGCAGCACAAATGCTAAGAAACAATTTATTGGTAGCTCTCAAAGCAAAAGTCCTGTGCAATTACCTGCAAGTAGACTAGGTGGGACTACCCTAGTAATGGATGACGGCGACGATCGATATATTAGAAAAACGCCTGCAGGCGAAGGCCCTGTGTCATATGCTGATGTTAGCAAGAAAGAAAAAGGCAACGTCGATATTCCTTACAACGAATATGTTAGAATACGAACACGTACTGGACATCAACTGTTGATGCACAATAGTGAAGATTTGATCTACATTGGAAATTCTAAAGGTACTACATGGATAGAATTAACCAGCAACGGTAAAATTGACATCTATGCCGAAGACAGCATCTCCATCCATACTGAAAACGATTTAAATTTTAGAGCCGACAGAGACATTAATTTTGAAGCAGGTAGAAATGTTAACATAAAAGCTGCCGGTGGAAAAATGCAATTAGAATCAGTTGGAAGCGTGAATATAATTGCTGCCGCTGACGGTAAAATTACTGTAGGAGCTGGATTTGATCTAGTGTCCGGATCGGGTACCAAGTTATCTTCAGGCGGAGCAACTAACATTAAATCATCAGGTACCAATATTGACGGCGGTAATATTAATTTAAATTCCGGACTAGCAGTAGCAGCAGCACCTGCCTCGCCACTGAAAACACACGTTAATCCTAAAACTAGTTCTAGCGGACAGTGGGGCAATAAAAAACGATATCAAACAGGAACTGCAACAAGTATAATGAAACGGATACCAATGCACGAACCGTGGACATTGCATGAAAACCAAGCTCCAAAACAATTAACGCCAACCAACACTGATAGGGAAACATAAAAATGGCAAAAATATATAATAAAAAATCAGTAGCGTCGATGACTGCTAGTGCTGGAAACGCCAATACTTCTGCATTTACCTATAAAGGATTTAGTTCTCAAGAATCAAAATCATCTTTTAAACTCAACGATATTGCTTTAGTAAAACAGGACATTATCAATCATTTTTATATTCGTAAAGGTGAGAAATTAATGAATCCAGACTTTGGAACAGTTATTTGGGATTTGTTATTTGAACAATTCACAGAAGAAGTAAAAAAATTAATTACAGAAGATGTTGAACAAATTATTAACTACGATCCTAGGATTGCTATCAACGGAGTGTTAATTGACAGCACTGATATGGGAATTAGAATAGAAGCAGATATAACATATATTCCTTTTAACATCAACGAACGCATGTCCTTTAACTTCGATAGAGAAAATAAACTTATAAACTGACCACTTTATTTTTTAGTTAAATACACGATAGGATAGAAAAATATGACCACAACCTCTAGACAAAATAACTTAATCTTAAATGAAGATTGGACTAGAATCTATCAGACTTTCAAAAGTGCTGACTTCAAAAGCTACGACTTTGAAAATCTTCGTAGAGTTATTATTGCCTATTTCCGTGAAAACTATCCTGAAGATTTTAACGACTACATTGAAAGTTCTGAATATCTAGCACTAATTGATGCAATTGCATTTTTAGGACAAAGTCTTGCTTTTCGTATAGACCTAGCCAGTAGAGAAAACTTTATTGAATTAGCCGAACGCAAAGAAAGTGTTCTACGTCTTGCAAAAATGCTTAGTTATAATGCCAAAAGAAATATCGCATCTAAAGGGTTATTGAAGTTTGATACTGTAAGCACTACCGAATCGGTTCTAGACAACAACGGAAAAAATCTTGCTCAACAGACTATTGTGTGGAATGACCCTACTAATTCTAACTGGGCTGAACAATTTATCACTGTATTAAATGCATCAATGGCTGATAATACAGTGTTTGGTCGTAGTCAAGGCACATCTGTAATTGACGACATTGCTACAGACCAATATAGATTTAGAACAGCATCAACCGATGTGCCAATCTTTACATTTACAAAGATCGTTGCTGGAAGAAGTATGACGTTTGAATTAGTTAGTACAGGGTTCAAAGGCAAAGAAGAATTGTATGAAGAACCACCAGTACCTGGTAATCAACTAGGATTTGTATATAGGAATGATGGAAAAGGCGGCACTAGTTCAAACACTGGATTTTTCTTAATGTTTAAACAAGGCAGTTTAGAACTTGCAGATTTTTCAATAGATGTACCTACAACTAACGAATTAATAGCCATCGATAGTAACAATATCAATAATGACGATATTTGGCTGTACTCATTAAACTCATTAGGCGCACAGTTAAATGAATGGACTAAGGTATCGTCTTTGATAGGAAACAATATTTCTTATAACAGTATTGAATCCAACATTAGAAATATATATTCGGTAATCACTAAAGAAAATGACAGAGTTGACCTAGCATTCTCCGATGGTGTTTACGGAAATTTGCCCTCTGGTGCATTTAGAGTCTATTACAGGATTAGCAATGGCCTAGTTTATCAAATTGCGCCTAGCGAAATGCGAGGAATTAGTATAGCTGTTCCTTATATTAATAAGTCTGGAGTAAGACATACACTAACAATAACTTTGAGTTTAAAATATACAGTGAGTTCGTCGTCGGCCTCAGAGTCAGTAGCATCAATTAGACAAAACGCACCAGCACAATATTACACACAAAATAGAATGATTACCGGTGAAGATTATAATCTTGCACCACTTTCTTCCTCACAAAATATATTAAAAGTAAAAGCTATCAATCGAGTTTCAAGCGGAATAAGCAGAAACTTTGATCTAATTGATGCCAGCGGAAAATATTCAAATGTTAATGTTTTTGCTTCAGACGGCCTTATCTACAAAGATGAAATAGAAAGATCACTGGCCTTTAAGTATTCTAATAGAATTGATATTATTAATTTTATTAAAAATAGCATTGAACCAATTTTTACCGCAACAGATATCTATAATTTTTATCTAACTAAGTTTGATAAAATTTTGTTTACAGATATTAATTACAGATGGACTCAACTAACTACCGACGTTAATAGTTCTACAGGTTATTTTTACAATAGTATAGATTCTACAATTTTAAAAGTGGGAACATATACCACAAGTACATTAAAATATGCAAATTCTGAAGCATTGATTAAATTCACAGCCCCAGAAGGTAAATCTTTTAAAAGAGGCAAACTAGTAGATACCAACGCCTCTGATCCAGAACAAACTAATTTATTATGGACTAAGATTATTAAAGTAGTTGGAGATGGTACTAATGCCGGTAGAGGTGTATTGAGTACAGGATTAGGTCCAGTTCAGTTCAGTGATGTGATTCCTACAGGTGCAATTGCAACTAGAATTATTCCAAAATTTGTTTCAAATTTAACTGCGGGATTAGAATTAGAAATGACAAATTTGTTATTTTCAAATTTAAATTTTGGATTAAGGTATTCTATAATTGAATCGTCATGGAAGTTAATTACCTCTGCCAATTTAAATTTATTAGATAATTTTAATCTTGGTAAATCGGGAGACACGTCTAACAGCAGTTTAGATTCGTCTTGGATTATTGCATTCATTAAAGAAGCAGACGAATATTTTGTAAGAATTCGTGGACTTGATTATATATTTGGAAGCCTTGAAGAAAACAGATTTTATTTTGATTCAGCGCAAAAAACTTATGACAGTAAAACAGGCAACGTAATAAAAGATCAAGTTAATGTGTTAAGTATAAATCCTGATAGTAATTTATTAGGTCCGTTAAAACAAGACATTATCTTTGAAATTAGTGATACGATAAAATACGATGACGGATACCAAAGTACCAACGAACTAAAAATAGCGTTTTCTGATACCGATGACGACGGAGTAATTGATAATCCTGAAGCATTTGAACAGATTGTGGGAACTGATCTAGCTCTCAATTATTTGTTTTTTAAACAATCTACAGATATTGCAGGAAATACAATAAAAGAATATGTAGATAACAGTGATAATCATATTACTATTGTTCAGAAAGAAAGTCTAGTAAACGTTAACAATTATAATAACGGAGATTTAATATATTTTTATAACAGCGATGAAAATGTTATAAAGCGAGTAGATAGAACAACAAATACATTGATATTAGAAAGTACCTATCAAGCAAATATTGGTCGTGC